GGGGATAGAGCGATGTGACAGTCCCAATTCGGATTTCCAGGCAGGTCAGATAGGCCTGCTGGTGCCGAAATTTCGGCAGCTTGACGCACTTTCACGATCACGGTGGGTTCCGTGTTGACATCTGGATACCCCTTGAGGTTGTCCAGTTGCAAATCGTGGAAAGGGTCGAGTGCGAATTTGAGCCAGTCGCATCCTTCGTCAGAAATTTGACGGGAAGCGCAAAGGCCGCGCATGGGATCTTTTCCACGCACAGCCGAAACCAACTGCTGTGGCGACATGGTCGGTAGGGTATCCGACATAGCGCCTCTCTTCTTTCTGCCACCGATTAGGGTAGCAAAGCCTGTAGCTTTCGAGGGGTCAACTCTCACTCAGCCCGACCGATTCGGCAGCAAACCTAACGGTCACAGACGCCAAGAACCATCCCACGCGATGCGTGTAGAAAGAAACGTCTGCTGAGAGGGCGTCGCAACCGCCTCACGCCACAGCGCAAGGCGGGCCTTCTTCTTCATCATTGAGCATCTCCTGGATCGCAAGATCAGAAGCTGTTGCTACGTCGTGGAGAGATACCGTATTCAAGCTACGCGAGCTTGATCCCGTCTCTTCGTGGCGTGATGATGTTGTAGAAAGAAGGTCAGCGACTGGACCCGACATCCGCACCGTACCCTCAGGTTCGGCGTCGGGGTCGTAGTCCATTCCTGGCAACTGGAAGGCATCGAGCTCTTCCCATGTCGTGCACTGTTCGAGGGACTTCAGCCAGCCTTCGAGCTCAGAAGCGTTATATTTGAGCTGATTGGCAATGGCCTCTAGCATCATGGGGACGTCATCGTCCGTGACACAGTATGGACCCCCAGCGACACGATAAAACATGTCCCGATCCGTAGCGAGGAGACGGGCCATCTCCCTGGAAAGCACGGGAGTGCCATCGTCGTTGACCTCTACGATACCCTCGTAGCAGCGTAAGTCAACGTCGTACATCCTCGCAACGGCGATAAGGTATTCACGAATTCCTGGCGTACGTGAGTCGGTCGTCCAATAGCCTAAGAGTTTCTGCTTGTACTTCTCAACGTCGAGATTGCTAGCGACGGAGATTTTGCGGAGCGCCTTGACGACGTCCGCATAGGATGCCAAGCTTTCCAAAGGCTTCGGATAGTATCGCCCGAGGAAGAAAGTACCATCCTGCGGGCGTGAAAACGCAACTTTGAGCTTCATCCCAATCGCCTCAGTAAAGAAAGTAGCAGAGGCGTTCCAGTCCTCGTCCGAGATGCCTGGAAGATGTGGCCCAATACCATCATCGCCGAACTTTGGTCCGATGACGGAATAAGGGATGCTGTAAATGTCGACGTCGCAGTTTTTGAACATGAAGTCCCCCCAGTAGAGATGGGAAAGGTCCTGCTTCCTCTCCACATAGCGCTTGAGCGCAGTGCGGATGGTTGTTCTCCTGACTTCAGACAGATCCAGCTCCTTGTTGTTGCGCGACCTATACGTGCATTTCGCAATTGCAAAACACGTTGATACGTACTCAATGAAAGCGGACACGACGGTGTTGAGTTCGGTCGTGACACCGGATCCACTATTGTTCTTGAACCCGGTTTTCACCGGCTTGCCATTGAGCATGGTTGTAAAGTCCACATTGGCTTCGAGTACTTTCTTTACTTCCTCGTAGTCATTTGGGTGGACGTACGCTAGGACGAACTCGACGAAAATAGAATAAATGTACTCGCTGATCGTCTCGTCCATCTTCGAGTAATCCGTGTCATGTAGGCCACTAACCTGACCACCTTTATCGACGTCATCGGCGTGCATCGCAATTTCTGTGATTTTGCGAATGGACATGGCGATGTCGTAGGGAGAGTTACCAGGTTGGTAGAACCCGCAGTGCTTGAGTACTTCCTTAACAAGGAGGCCGACCCGTCCAGTCTGTATGGCCATTTCCTCAGTATACTGCGTAATCCCACGGGGCGCGACGCTCGCTTTTGCTGCCACCTCATGCTTGAGGTTTGTCTTTGGCATCGCTTCGCGAGCTACGAGTTCGACATTGCGTTGGAGACGCGCGGCTTGTAACGCCTGGGTGCGCCGGTCGTAGATGACCTGTGGCGCAACTAGGGTGACCGATCCCAAGGCGATGCCGGTTTCGCCTGAGACCTGTTTGATGAAGCACGGAAGGAGCAACGATACGACATCCTTGATGTTAGCAGGAGGATCGATCTTGTTGCTGTATTCCTTCAGGCGCTTCTTCTCATACGCGTCGTGCGCAGCGTCAGACTTAGTATCTGCCACGCCCGGACCGCCACCGGCAACGTTTGGTGCTGCCTGGGTGGCGTTCCCTTCCTCAGCCACATCCTCATCAAGTGACCCTGCTTGAGAGGTGTACATAATGTTTGGCCAAGGACGAAACTCGGTGGGTATCCCGAAGAAGGCCACAAGTAGTGGCTCTAGTCCTCCGGGGCGCCAGATGACATGCATCTGCATGGTGCGCTTGGTTTCCGAGACGCCATACCCTTTCGGGCGGTTCTTCCCCATGAGGTTGAACACTTTGTACTGGTTCTCGGTTAACTCCATCGAGGTATTTGGACCCCTATCGTAAGCGTACTTGATGCTATACGTAGGGTTGTCTGACTCACCGAACAGGCCAAGCAGAAAAGTGTCTTGCTTAAGCCCTGACTCGCCTTCGACGACATTGACGTTGTCCGCTTTCAAGAGCGGTAAGTCATCGAATTCGGGATCAGTACTCTCAGCTACATCAAGCATCATGTCGCAGATCGACTTCGAAAGATATGTAGTCGTGTTGCGAGCCAGCCAGACCCATTTGTGGTGTGAGCCTTTCTGGTATTGGATGCAGACGTTATACGTCGTGAATGCGGTCTTGCCGAGGTGTTCGATGAAAATGAAATCGTTCGCCGAGTAGTCCCAGGGGCGCTGGATGCGATATGTCGCCCCGTTGACGGATGCAACGCGTTCGGTGACCACCACGTCTCCTTGCGCCGTAACCGTATAGTACCACACGGAATCTGTACCAACACCCGCGAGCTTGTGGTACTCGGGGGTGATGATCACCATGTTCTCACCGGCATACTTCTCGAAGCTATTGATATACATGTCCTGATCTACGAACGTGTACACCATGCCTGGTTTGAACTTGCCATCCGGGTTGGGATGCTGTAGGTCCTTAATACCGTGAACTTCGCGGCGTCCCGTAGCTTTCTTATCCCGTGATGCGCCACTAATGCTCTCATCGAACATAAGAAACCCTGCGGCGTGCAGAGCGTCGCGCGTAGCAGTGACTCCGACCTTGCGGCTGGAGCCTGCAACCGGATGGTTGCTCTCGTTGCTCTCGATGGTGCGTTTGTCCGCCGGTGGTGGTACGAACTTCTGCGCCAAGGTCCTGAAGATGGAATGGTCGCTTTGTTTCTGATGTTTCGCGACTTTCATTCGGGACGTCGAGTCGAAGGCATGCGTCTTAGTCTCTGAACGAATCAAAGCTGAGACCAAGCGCTGTGCGCGATCCTCGCCTGAGATCTGCGTGGTGCTATCCGACAGCCACCACCTGGTTTTGCCATGCCAGGTTGTGCTCTGCACAGTAGAGCTCTTGATCTTCATGAGCTCGTGCTTGAGATGCTTGCCGGCCAGCTCGCTCACGGGGATGCAAAGCACCACAATGTTCCGTGACGCGATCTTGGCGATCGTGCGCAGCCATGGCAACCGAAACGCGTCCTCGATTAAGAGTTTCTGCTCGGTGTCATGGCGGTCGTCGTGGATGAGCAGCTCCTCAAGGAAGGAGGTGACCTGCTCGCCAACTGTCTTGCGCACCGCAACGACTGACGTCTCATCGTTTGCGGTATGAATCCCAAATCGGTCAAGAATGGGCGCGGACGGTTGGTGCCCCATGGCTGCATTGGTGAGATCTGCCCATGACGCGAAGTACTGATCGATCGCGGAAATGATAGGCATAATGCAGCTAAAGGGGCCGGCCGGGCTGAGAGGTTTGAGGGACACCTGGCTCGCGCGGTTAGGCGCGAGCTCAGTGGGCCCCGTCAGAGGTTCTGTCATAGCTCGGCGAGCACGCCCCGTAG